AACCCGACAACCAAAAGGCTGTGCCAACAGGATTGCAAGTCAGCCCCAAAAAACAAATGGCGCAGCCATATAGGCGACACCGGGTGGGACCGGCACAAGAAACGAGGATGAACAAAATCTCACGGACAATCCAAAAACACACACTATATTCCGGGATTCATCCACCCTCAAAGGGTCCCCAGCCGGATTCGAACCGGCATCTCACCACGCATGGTCAAGAGAAGCCAGAAAACCACGCGCGACTAACACTCCCACAAGAGCGATAGGAACCATGTGCGAGATCAAACGGCGGTACCAACAAGCCTCTCGCATTGGACTTGAAACCGAATCGCACCTTACCTAGGAAGATGCCATCTGCGGACAGTGAGAGATTCGAACTCCCGGACCCGTTAGAGTCGGCCGCTTTCGAGGCGACTACCTTAAACCAGACTCAGCCAACTGCCCCTAGCGGTGCTCCTTATGAACACGAACGTCCCAACGGTCGGAATCCTTAACCAAGAGACAAGGAGCACCACCGAACCGCTTGCCGGAATGACACCCACAAGGACGCCCCGCGTCCTCCAAAATTCATTCCGACATGCGACAGCATACTCACCCCCAACGTTGCGTCAACGTTGCAATGGAAACGGCGTAGAATACGGCGTGTCGCGTGGTATGCTGAAGACGATTTCAATGTGAACCCAACATCGTCGTTGTCATGTCACGTTTCATGCGCGGACTTTTTCAGACGGCGCGCACTATTTCTACCATTGACCTGACGGCCCTGACAGGCACACCCGGAGGACCCTCCCCCAGCCCCGGTTAGAACGTTCGTTCGATGGTACAAATGTTCGTTCGTACAGTTGTACGCATGCGCGTTATTGTGTCGCACTCCTTATTATTTATATCTATCTTGCTCAATATTTTTTGTCCGTATTTTGGTATCTTGCTTGACTTTATTTTTTCTTGTGCTACCCAGACTCTTTTTTGTTTTATTTACCCCCTACCTATGTTTCGACACGCCGATAAAACAGCGTTATTTCAACGTTTTATCGTTGTCTGTTTTATCAATTTGATTACACCCGATTGGGTGTGTATAGTGATAACCAACAACCGGTTAGGCAGTCAGCCTAGCGAGTTCGGTGTGACACTCTAGACCACACCACTCGCAACCAGTTGGGAGTAACCGGCAGATGAAGCCGTGGCGGTTAGGTGCCTAGGCACCGCATAGCCTAGCCTGAAACGGTTAGGGGGGCGTATCGAGTGTATGCGCCGGAAAACTGCCATGTGTGGAACGTTGGTCACTGTGCTGAGGTGCAGTGTCTCGTCTGTGAGCGTTGCGAGTGTTTGAAAAATGAAAAGTGTTACCGAAGGCCGGTAGTTTGAGCTTCACCCCTTTTTTGGGGTTAGGTGGCGGCGTTTTTCGGGGTGTGTGCATAATGTCCACTATGTGGGCGTGGCCGATAGTGTCGGTTTTGCCTAGGCAGTGCGCGTGAACTCGATTGACAATGTTGAGCGCGAGAACTCGTAAGGGGGTACCGCCGACGTTTGGCGTAGTAGTGAGAGACTACCGCCAATGAGGATAGGCCGATAGATAGGTGGCAATGTCAATGTTTCGCCATGCGTGAGCGTGGTTGGCGGCATTGACTGTAAACCACGGCATAACGGGTTGCGAGGGTAGACATACTGTAGCGCCCGTCAATTGCTTTATGGGCGATTGACCACAAACGTCTTACGTTTGGGGGTTATGCGGACAATAAAAGTCTATAGGGGGTGCGTATGCGCCCCTGCGCCACTTTGCGGGTGGTGTTAGCCAAAAACAAATCTTCACGGGCGTAATCCGCAAGGGTTGCGCCCCTCTCGCCACTGTTTAGACCATGAGGGGGTGCGATACCCTCTAGTGGCACGCAATTAACCAATCAACACTAGACCTTAAGGGGGTTTATTATGGATACGAATATGAAAGTGCGCATAATGCGCGACTGTCTCACTGCGGCGCGTGGGTCCCTACCGTCTTGCTTCCCGGAACTTTGGGTGCGTGAAATGCCGGTGCTTGAATTTCACGGCACCATGGCGGCGGAGTCAATGGCGCGTCATGCGCTTATTGTCGCGTTTCGCGTTGTGGCAATGCGATCCACATTGTTCGGTACTGCAAACGACTACACGACAGACGTGCGAATCACGCGCGTTCGCGGAAGCCGGAGGCGTGTCACCGTCTACGGTGAGACGAATACCGGATATGCTTGCAAGGTGGTGTGCACGCCATTGTGGGACACCACCGTTTTCGGCCCGTTACCGCAGTGCCTTATGGCTAAGGTTGATACGTGCGTCTGGTCGGATACCGGTTGGAATACGGTCATACGTGATTATGTCAATCTCGTGTGACGCGTCCAGCTTTACAAATGTAACCAACAAACAAGCGGAGGTTAAAAAATGACTGTCAAAATCGTAAAAGTTCGGAGCCTGACCACGTTGCCGTGCGCATACAGCAATACCGTTGACGACGGGTATTTTCGGTATGTGACGGTTGACGGCAAACGTGTGGGCGACGTGGTGAAGTTTACGCCCGATTGGGGCGGGAGCTACGTTTTTAACGAAGAATGGCACGACGGAAAACGTGGTGTGCAAATCAAGGCGCGCACATTGGCTGACCTTAAAAGGAAAATTGCCGACCACTATCAAAATTAATGTAACCAACTAATAAAAAGGGAGTATTGAAATGACCACTGATGAAATGTTTGACGTGTTGCTGGAAACGCTGGGGGCCGAGGATTTTCTAAATGAATTGGTCAAAGCCCTGAGCGGCGACGAACAGCGGGAGAACTTCGAGTTTATCGCGCGTATGCACGATATCGAGCTGGATGATTCTGAAAGCGAGGACTGAAATGGATATCAAGGATATCGAGAGCGGAACTAGCCACATTGCCAATGAGGTATTGCTATTGCTGTGCAATGACAGAACATGGCATGACTCATGGGTGGATTATGTGGCCTTTATCAAGACCAGTGATTTTTACGACAGGTGGCCGCATAAGGCCGTTGATCTGATGGCGGTTGACCTGTTCTACAGAATGCATGACGCTGGGGCGCTTGATGGACTGGGCGAGGATTCCATACTAGCCGACCATTTTTATGCGGCGGGTAGGGCTGTCATCCACGCTGTTCGTGATGCTGTCAACGATGGACGGTTGCCGTTCTGACTTGTAGCCCTCTGTGGGCTATGGCGCGGCCTAGCGGGGTTTTGTGGGGTGCGATTCCTCACCCGCGCACTGTGCCGTCGTATGGCGGCTAATCAACAGTCTCTATGAAAGTGGGTAATCATGTCTGGGTTTAATTCCGTTGATGATTTTTACGACGTCATGGCGGGGCGTCATGGTTTGCATGAGTCTGAACCGGGCGGCGGCACGTTGGAGTTGTATTCATGCAATGGTGCCGAGTTCCCGGACGGTCTGGACGGTTGCAGCCTTGACGTTATCACAGCGCCGTCGCCTGAGTTCCTTGCGTACATGCGTGGGAATGATAGTCCGGTGCCGCCGCCCGGGTACAAGGATATGGCCGACGAAATTAAGGGCATATGGGACGTGTACAACGGTGGTTCCGCCGAAGCCGACTGGGGACGGCTGGCCGACTTGTATGACGCGCACAATCTAAGCCTGAGCGTCATTGCCGATTACGAGTTCATGGATTGGCCTGAGACGTTCGGCGACATACTGAACGGCAAAGGGGCGGATTGCTGGAATCTCGACGGTATGACGTGGCACCTGTACAGCCATGAGGAATGCACTGTCGATGATTCTGAGGGCGCATGGCCCGGCCTTGACGACTTGCTGGAATGCATGTCTTCCGATGACGATGAGACGTGCGCCTATGCGCAGCAGTTTGTCGAATGCATGGATTCGGGCGACTATGTGGCCGCGTGCAGGGCGCTTAAGGCTCTCGACTTGGAGCTGTGGTATTCGGGTCTGTCTTTGACGCTCTCTTGCTGAAATCAATCAATCTATTTGAAAGTGAGGAAAACGAATGTATGTGAGTGAGGTTCGCAAGGATAGCGACTTGTATGAGAGGCTGCGGGAGGTCTGGGATGGCGTGGATTATTCCGGGTTGCCGTCGTTCGAACGTGTGTTGCCGGATATTTTGAAATGGGTGGATGGCATACGTGCCGTCGATACGGTTTTCAACGATCATACGTATCAGGTGTCTAGGCTGTCGTATTTCGACGATGCGCTGGATGAGAGCAATATCGAGACGGCTGTGAAATGGCTGTCTGAGTATGATTATGTGTCCCGCGCGTTCTGTGGTGTCGGCTATGCGATTGAGCTTACGGACGGTTACGGCGAGCTGTCCGAACAGGCCGTGGTGCAATATGCCATCAATCTGATTTTTGGTGATGGCCGTTACTATCCGGTGCTGGATGAGGATGATTACGAGCGGCGTGAGACGGCATGGCTGCGGGACTACTTCGATGGCGAGATGTCGGATGACATGCTGGATGGCGCTGACAGGGCTGCCGTGTTCGAAGCGTGGCGTGACGCCACGGATGCGGTGTCGGGCGACATGCATGTGGACACGGCGAAGCTGCCTGAGTATGTCAAGATGGCTAAGGCGGTGGCGTGATGCGTGATCGTAAGAGGATTCTGGGCGCTGTCGTAATCATGGTTGCCGCGCTGGTTGTCGCGTGTTCGCCAATCTGTAATCCTAGGCCGGTTGCCGACCCTCATGGGACGCCTGAGCAGCAGTGGTCTTGGTGGCTGGGCGAGTATGCGACGGCTGACTATGGTCAGGCTGATTTGGCTGGCTACACGTCGCTGTCGGATATTCCGCAATGCGAGATGGAGGACGGCAGCACTGGTGACGGCTACGAGCGCATATGCGAGTGGAGCGGCACGGGGAAATGAAAGTGCCGGTCTCAGGTAGGACTGCGACCGGCCATGCAATCAATATTCACCACTAATTGCAAGGAGATTCTATCATGCCGTTTTCATTGTTGGGTGACGGAGAGTTTGAGTTGCGTCCTGAATATGATTCGGCCAAGTCGTTCTATGGCAAGGCTCGTGTCACATTCATGGGTGACGGTTCCGGCGCCGGCGTGACTCTGACATCATACGAGACGCCGATTGTGACCCTGTATCTCACTTCCAAGGGTGAGGTTGGGAGTGTCTTCTGGATTCATCGGCATCCGGCCGACCTGTCCAATACGACGTGGCGTCATATCCGTGAGTTTTTCAGGCAGGCTGGACTTAAGGCTGATAGCAAGGCTCAATGCTTGCGTGATTATGCGCGGGAGGCTGACTGACATGGCGCTGCTGTGGACTGTGGAATATGTGGGCGGCGCTCTGAAGGTGCGTCGTCACAGGTCTCAGGCTGAGGCTGAATCGTATCGGGATGAGGTCAATGCGGCTGCTGTCGGCAGCCTGTATCCGACCGGCTGTGACGTCACGGATGGCGATTCGGCGCGGCTCATCATGGTGGACCGGCTGGAACGCAACAATGTCGGATTGAGGTCGCGTCTCATGCGATTGAGTCTAAGAAAACTTGCGGAACTCACCGACGAGTTCTGCTGCTGAGCGAAAGGAAAGAACGATGAGTGTTGTTATTAATCGGAATGGGCGTCCCGTGTCTTATGAGGCTGCTGTGAATCTCATGGATGACGAGTTGCGGGAGCTGTTGCACGCGAATCTCGCGCCGTGTTCCGAGCAGGAGTTTTATGACGCTTATCTTGACGCGCATCTCGTCAAGTATGGCGAAGAGTTTCGTATCGATTGAAAGGAAAGAATGATGATTACCGTTGAAGAGTTGAAGGCAATGCCGTTGGATGAGCCGATTGGCGAGGCTGTCGTGAATGACATCGAAGTGATGGCGGCTACCGGTTTGAGCCATTTCATCAAGAAGAGTTTCGAGCCTTGCGAGGGTGTCTACCGTATCGATGATTTCGGCGATTACGTGACTGATGAGGATTGGAGGAAGTTCTGGTCCAAGTTGCCTGAGTGGTGTGAATGGACGTTCATGTTGCATGACAATGCGCATTCCGATGACTATTGGAATTTCACCACGGAAGTATTGGGCGGGCTAACTCCCGTTGAGATCGGTGAGCAATACGACGCTTCCTCTGATTACGACCTTGACTTCGTATTCTACACGGAGGCCGACGATGAGGGTCATGTGTGATGGATACCCATGATTCGGATGTGTGTGCGAATGCGGTCGGCAAGTCGTTGGAGGCCGTCAGATTGCTGTCGAATCTTGGGAGCGGGAACGCTCCCGATTCGGCTTACGTGCTGGCCGCCTACGACCAGTTGACGACGGCGGCGTACCTGTTGCATCAGATTATCCCTTGGACCAAGGAGGAAAAACAGTGAGCAAACATGGCTTCTTCTCCCCTATCGCCGAATACGATGGATTCGATTACGCGTCCGGCAGGTCGTTCTGGCGTCGTCGGTCGTTTCCGTCGCTCCTGTGCGAGTGGCTTGGCGAATGGTTCCGTGGCGTGAGGGCGGCTCGCATGGGCTATTCGAACTGGCTGTACGTCCAGTGTTCCGGCGGCTGCATGATTCCAGTGGACATGCTGGACTGGAATGAGGATTGGATTGATTGATGTCAGCGGCGGCAGGTTCGCTTGCCGCCGATGTTAAAGTAAGAGACGAATCGTTTTGAAGGAGTGTTGTCATGCGTACGGTGAAATTCACGAAGAGGCATGGTCATAAGTGGGATGAGACGGGCACCGTGTGGCTTGAGTTTCCGGTGGACGAACTGCGTAGACGTTGCGTGGACGGCTATTTGGACCGTCTGGCGGGGACGGAGTGCAGCGAGTATCTTATCCCATCCGAATCGTTGGGTGACGAGGCGAAGCGTCTCGCCGACGATGATGATGCCACGCAGGAGAATTTCGACAGGTTTAGCGACAAGGTTGGCGAGTATGCGGACTCCCTGTCCGAGGACATGCTGGTCTCGTGGTTCGTGCTGTTGAACGACCCCGTGACAATCGTTTCGAGCGAGGTCGAGGAAGACTGACGTGGGTTTGCGTGCGCTGCGTGAGCGTTCCGGGCTGACGTTGCAGCAGTTGGATTCGCTTACGGGCGTGGATTTCACGCGTCTGTGGGTGTATGAGAACCATGCGGACGAGGCGCGGAACATGTATTTGGGTACGGCTGCGAAGCTGGCGCAGGCGTTGCATTGCAACGTGTTGGACCTGTATCCAGATGAGCATGTGTGGCGTGGCGGCGTGTCCGCTGGCGTCGTCGGATTGAAGAACATTCGCAAGGCACGCAAGTTAACGCAGGTGGAGCTGGCCGGATTGAGCGGCATCGCACGTCCATCCATCTCCCGCTTTGAAACGAATGGTCGTCCTGTTTCGCAAATGTATTTGCGGACGGCGTTACGATTGTCTGAGGCGTTGCAATGCGACCCTGTGGATTTTCTGACGGAAGGATACTGACATGGGCATGAGGGAACTCAGACTGAAACGCGGCATGACGCAACAACAGCTGGCTGACAAAGCAGGGTTGAGTCAGCAGCGTGTAGCGGCGTTCGAGACCGGACAACGTAATGTCGGTGGGATGAGTCTCAATGTCGCCGTGC